CGCAAACGGCCAAAGAAAAAGCCTGGGCGACTGATAGCCCGGACACCATACGCAAGGCGGAAGTCATGAGTGGAAATCCGAAACTTCTCATTGAAACCATCCCCTTCAAATTCCAACTCGAGGAAGGCAAGGATGGAACGGCTCGCCTGATTGCGCGTGGCCAGTTTGCGCGTGTTGATAAGGCGACTGAAAACAAGCGTTTTTATCGCCGTGATTTGTACCAACGCGAAATCGATAAATTGCAAGAGGACATCAACAACCGAAAGGTGTTTGGTGAACTTGACCACCCGGCCGACGGCAAGACCAAGCTTACGCGGGTGAGTCATATTCTCACGGATTTGCACATTGAAAATAATGAAGTCGTAGGCGCAGCCGAAATTCTGGATACGCCGAACGGCCGTATTTTGAAAGCCATCTATCAGGCAGGGGCTCAGCCTGGGGTGTCGAGTCGCGGTTTCGGTTCAACGAAATCCCGTGCCGACGGAATTGATGAAGTGCAGGATGATTTCAATCTGCACACCTTCGATTTTGTCGCGGACCCCGCAACGAAGACGGCCTATCCGGCAGTCTTTACCGAGGAGCTGCAAAAGATTCCGGCGGACGGGGACACGTCATTGACCCTGGAGACGTTGGAGCGGGACTTTGGTGGTTTGGTTGAGGAGATTCGTCGAGAGTCAGCGGCGCAACAAGTCAGCCAGGTTACCGAAGAGCTGAAAGAGCAGTTCGCAGAGCAGCTTATTACAGCCGTGGAGCAAGCTCACCAGACGGCCTATGAGCAAGCTACGCAGGAGCTGTTAGACGCTGTGCCTTTGGATGAGTCCGGGGCACGTGTGATTTCCGTTGAGCCCCTTACCGTCAGTAGCAACGTTCTCACTGTTCCGACAGATGATGACGACGATGATTCTGCAATGGAAGAACTGGAAGCCAAGTTGGCCGACGCGGAAAAAGAGCTAGCCGAAATGTCCGAGTTGGTCAAACGGGCGGACATGAAAGTCCATGCGGAAAAGTGTATCAACGAAATGGAATTGGACCGTGATAAGGCCTGGGAGGCTTTGGGCGATGTCGCGGAGTTTTCTGAGTTGCACGAAATCAATGATTTCCTCTTTGCGCATTGGGATGATTTGAAAAAAGATGAAGATGTTGACCCCGAAGTATCCGTCGAAAACGAAACCGAAATAGAGCGCTTAAAAGAGGCTTTGGACTTGGCCGAAGAGCGGGCGGAAACCGCAGAAGCGGAATTGAAAGCTGCTCACCGGCGCGCACTCGAAGCTGTCGAAATTGCCGAGAATCTTCAAATTCAGAATTACGTGGAGCGTAAAGTTAGCGGTCATAAGTACGCGAATCGAATTCGCAGACTATGCGAGAACGTTTCCAGTGTGGAAGACGTGGACCGTGTGGTCGAGAATTTCACCGTAGACCGTCGTTACGATGACGACGAAGCGGAGCGGATTCGTGCCCGGGTTGGCCGTGGGCGTGAGCGTTTTCTGGAGGAAGAGATTTCCGGAAACAGAAATAAGCGGAATGGTCGCGATAACGTCCTTTCCAAGCTAGGCGTTTCAATTGAGGAGTTTGAGACATTGTCCGGGCGTGGCTCTGCCTCTTGAATTCGGGGCTTTCACGACGGATGGAGGGTTAACTTATGCAGCAAAGATTGATGCAGGAAGCAGGCACCCGGAGCATTCGGAACGACTCTTACACCGGGCAGCTTGAGGAAAAGTGGGGCGAGTTTCTGAAGGGGATTTCTCACTCGTACCTCCGCCGTTCCATGGCCATGTTGATGGAAAACCAGTTCCTGGATATGCGGCATCAAATCCAGGAGGACACGCTTTCGACGAATGCGGGAAGCTATACCAAGTACATCTTCCCCGTTCTTCGGCGGGTTTTCCCCAACCTGATTGCCAACGAAATCGTTTCGGTGCAGCCCATGACGGCCCCCGTCGGTGCGGTATTCTATTTTGAGTACAAGCACGGCAAGAGCAAGGGCAACACCGAGGCCGGAACCAACTTGATTCAGAATTTCGACCGCTACTACTCTTCGGAGAAGGTGGAGGACGAACAGGTTGCGACTCCGGACGGCACCAATTATGGTGGCGCGGGAAGCCCTCTTTCTGTGATTCTTCAATTCAACCCGGTTCGCCCACTTGACGCCGACAATGGTTTCTCTGTGACCATTGAAGACGTTGACGCCGATGGCACGGTGGTTCAGACCGCCACTGACGACGGCGCGGGTGGATTCACCGGTGACACCACGGCGGGAGCCATCAACTACGCCACGGGCCAGGTGACGGGGTTCTTGTTCACCACAGCGCCGACCGCCGGTGCTGGGCGGGTGGTTCGGGTGACCTACTGGTTCGATTCGGAAGCGAACAAGCTGGTCCCCGATGTCTACATTGACATCAATTTCTCGCCCATTCAGGCGGAGACGCGGAAGCTCAAGGCTCGGTGGAGCAGCGAGGCCGCCGACGACCTTCGGGCTTTCCACGGCGTCGATTCGGAAACGGAGCTGGTTGCTGGTATCAGCCAGGAGATTTCTCTAGAGCTGGACCGGCAGATTCTGGACGAGTTGTACGCGGCATCGGCCGGAATTTCGACCACTTTCGATTTCACCGTTCCCGCTGGTGTTTCCGAGGTGGACCATATCCGCTCAGTGCTTACCCGCATGAGCGCGATTGCCTTCCAGATTCACAAGCAAACGCTGAGGGCCCCGGCCAACTGGTACGTGACCAGCCCCGATGTTTCGGCCAAGTTGGTGCAACTCCAGACTCACGGTGACTACCGTCCGTCTTGGGTTTCCAATCCCGAGACCGTGACCGGTCCTTACGATGGCACGGCAGTACCCCCCAGTTATGGACCGCTCACCAGCCATCAGGGCATTTTGCGGATGGGGCCACTGTCCAACAAGTTCTGGGGCTACCAAGATCCCTTCTTCACCTACAACCAAATCATGATGGGCTTGAGAGGCAATTCCTATCTCGACGCCGGGTATGTTTTCAGTCCTTACGTGCCATTGCAGATGACTCCGACCTTTTTGGACCCGGAAGACCAGACTTATCGCAAGGGACTCAGGACCCGTTACGCAACGAAATTGCTGCGTGACGAGTGGTTTGGCCGCGTGACGATTACTGGCGGTTTGTGATAACTGAAACTCTGAAAAAGAGCGTTCTGAGATAAAAAACAATTGATGCGGTAAAAAGGGCAGGAGGGCTGGCAATGGTTCTCCTGCCTTTTCTTTTCTAGGAGAAGACAAAAATGGCGAATGAGCCTAAGTTCATAAAGTCGCCCGCGTACAAGGGTAAGCATCTTTCCCTCCATGTCAGCGGGGCGAGCCGTACGATTTTTGACGGCATGGTGATGGTGGGGGCGCAGTGGGAAAAATTCGTCAAGCTTGGCTTTCTGATTCCATTTGTAGAGGAGCCCCCGAAAGCTGCCGCTGCGCCCGCCCCCCCTCCGCCGCCCCCGGAGGAGAAGCCAGAGGAGAACCCGCCCAGCGAACCGGAGAAGGCGCCAGAGCCCCCGGCAGCACCCGAGGCACCCCCGGAGGAGCCCGAGGCCGCAGAAGCGGTGCCAGAGCCCGTGGTGCCGGTGGAGGAACCCAAAAAGAGCCTGGACGAATTGTTGGGCGCAAGCGACACTGAAGAGAAGTCCGAAGAGCCGAAGGCCGAAGTGGATGGGGTAACCCGGAGCACAGCCGGAAAGATGATGGCAGCGGCATCGAAGCGCAAGCGCCGTTCTCGCAAGTCTTGAATTGAGGTAGGACTATGGCTGACCCAATGACGAAGGCCGAAGCAATCAGTTGGATGAAGCGCCAACTTGGTTGCGGTGTGGTGGTTTTGGAACTGACAGACGAACATGCCGAGGATGCGTTTGACGACGCGATTCGTTGGTATGTTGGCCGGAAAGGTATCAAGCGCCATGCGGCGGCCAGCATTACGACGGGACAGCAAGAATACGATATGCCGGATGATACTGATGAGGTGATTTGGGTGGCGTTTCCCGGTGTGCAAATTGACGTTATTGCCGCAGTCAATCCTTTTGCATTCATCGACGTGGACCAGTTGCCCGTCGCGTATCAGTCAATCACAGGCGTGCCAGGTGGGAGTTTTTACGGGACTCTGCACCAAATCATTCAGCATGCCGAGACGGCGCGACGGGTAATTGGTGCCGAACCAGCTTGGGATTACCGAAAAGACGAAAACAAGCTGTATATCTTTCCGAAGCAACATCAGTCAGGGACGGCGATTGTGCGTTATGCGTCGTCGACTCTGAATGCCGTGGACCCTACTCCTCCAGCCACAACGCCCGTCAACGACTTCAAAACGCTCCGTGTGCGAGACCGTGACATCATTCTGAAATATGCGCGGGCGAAATTGAAAGAAACGTTGGGGCGGATTCGGTCGAAATACAGTGAGTGGCCGAGCGCGGGCGGGACCAAAAGCATGGACGGTGACACACTGCTCAGTGAGTCGCAGGCCGAAATTGTGGATTTGAACACAGAGTTAATCGGGCTCAGTGACCCGGTGCCGTTTATCACTGGATAGGGGAAAGCATGTTTGAGAACCATCGCCAGTTGATTGAAGCTGTGCAACAGGATGCGCTTTTGCCGGAGCTGCGAAATGATGCGTTGGGAGAAAATTTGCAGGCGGCGAGAGAACGGGAAGATGCAATAAGAAAAGCGATTGTCAAGCTGTTCAAAAAACATGGTGTGAAGTTGGACGAACACCTTTTGCATATTGATTCCTTGGGAGAAATAAACGTTCATTCAAAAGGGGGGGCACAATATGCGAAAGGGTATGGCACCGAAAAGCCGAAGGTGTGGCCTAAAAAACTTGTTTCGATGTTGGCCAAAGCAGGTTTGACACAACGTCCAGGCATGAATCCATCGAAGCTTGACCTTGATATCAAAAAAACGTGGGTGCGTGCAAATCATTTTACGTGGGAGAAAGTGCTTAAGAATTTGGGTTATTTGTAGGATTCATAAATGAGGACCTCATGCTAATCCCCCTAAAAAAACTCCTAGAAGGCCGTAAGGGCAAGCGAAAGTCACGCCAGCGTGGCAACGTCGGCATGACAGAGCTGGTAAAGCGGAAACAGAAGAAAAAGCAACAACAGCAGAAG